GAATAGGTACACCACTAGTTGAAGTAGGTAGGAGGTTATAGTTGAAATCACTAATAACTTCCAGTGGAATGCGAGTCTCTGAAGTCGAGTCCAAACGTACAGCTTGTAGCAAATGGACAGGATAAGGAGTATTGAGAGTCTGCCCAGTTCCAATAGTGTATGAAGACGTTCCACTTGTTAAACTCATTGTATAAGTTGTACGGTCCCAAACCATAAGGCCCTTAGTACGGAACTCTCCAACAAGAGCATTGAGCTTAATAAGAGCATTTGTATACTCTGTTGATGAAGGTGTTTGATCTAAAGCTAAAACACCGAGGGTGCGCAAGGCAGCCTCGATGAATTGATTACGTGTAAGTTGATTAGTCGTTACGCCGCTTGTACTCATTTATTCATGTCCGTTAGTTGTAAGATCATAAAGAACAGAGTAAGGAACAGAATCATTACCTGCTTGTGCACAACCTGCTTCTGCTAAGCCAGCGTAGCCACTAGAAGAAACAATATCACAGCTAGCTGGTACAAACTCTGTAATAGACTCTCGGTTCTTAAAAGCAGGCACAGCAGTCTCTGGCCTAATCTTAATCATTAGCTGAGGATGCTTTGGTTCCCAGCAACTTCTACATACATATAGGCCCGTCCATTCTTTACGAATGTCGGAAGAAGGGAAAGTAAAACTGCAACGAGGGCAGTCATACTTCCAATTACCAGGCCATTTAGTTTTTCTCATGGGAACTTGATATAACCTTTTCCAGCTAAAAAAGCTACAGTAGCTAGTCCAATCCAAACAAGTAGTTTTGTGACAACTCCTTTACCAATTTCTTTATAAAAAGAATCTTGTATCTCTTTTACTGCCATTTTCGCAGCAGTTTTAGCAATGAGCATTTCTCGCTCAGTTAGTTGTAGTTCCTCTTGGTTGTCCATTATCCGCCCGCTCCTGTTAGTGGAAGTTTTGTGCCTTCCCCAGAGTTAGGTTGTTCTGGAGAACCGGCTGCATTCAAAGTGTCATTTTGATTAGAAAGATCAAGTATACCAAAGATTGTAATTACAATATTACCTTCAGCTTGACAGGTATCACTTATATTAGTTCTAGCCAAAGAACTTAAAATTATTGTAGTGCCCTGACTGGTACTTGTATCATTTACATTGGTAACATTTATTGTACCAGTAGAAGGTTGCCCAGAGGAACCGGAACCAGAGCTAGTATCATTAATATTTGTTACTGAAACTAATCCAACTATAACAGGACTTCCCTGAGATGTACTGAAATCTGATATATTTGTTCTAGCTAAGGAACCTATATTTATAGAAGAACCACTAGCAGAAAGAGAATCGTTATTGTTTGTAACTGCGATAGTGCCTGTAATAGTGGATAAACCACCCACTGTTCCATCTGCAGCAAGGGTATCATTGTTATTTGTAGTCGCTAAAGATCCAGAAACTCCTGTAGTAGTATTAAAAAAGAAGTCTGTAAAAGAAGTGACAATATCACTACTATGGCCAGCAATCCTATTTTTATAAAGGAGTTTTCCAGAAGAACGTCCAAGTCTCCGAGACTTGGACCAAGCAGATATAAGAGGATGTTTGCCTTCTCCTGACATGAAGGCTTACCCGTGTGTTTCTATGTATGTTCCCGTAAACTGAGTTGCTGTTGTAACTGAGGGAAACCAAACTAACTGTGGCACAGTACCATCATATAGTCTGGGCATACCACTGGTTAAAACATCAATAGCATTTCCAATATTAGCAGCAGAAACTTCCATTTGAGCTAAAATACGAAACAAAACTAAGTGCATTGTTCCACTTGTTCTAGTAGCACTTTGAATAAAAGAAGAAGGGGCACGAATACCTGTGTCACCAGCAGCTAAATTAAAAATCTCAAAGGTACCTACAGGGGGAGAAGCAACAGCAGTGAAAGTACCTGTATTACCAGCATTTCCTGCTGAATCTGTATATGTGAGTGTTACTGTAGGAACACCAGCCCCACCAGTAGCACTCCATTCAATAGCAGCCATTACTTGATCGCCATTAGTAGTTCCATCACCACTTCTAGAAGGTAGAGCAGCCGCAGCAATCGCTTGAGCTGCTGTACTAGTGACCGTTAAAGCTGAGTTTTCCCACAAACGATCTATTAGCATCATCACTCCTGCGGTGGAAGCATTAATAGAAAGTCGGCCTAGGTAAGCATTACCAGTACCTGGGTTTGTTCGAGGAATCTGCCCTTGCTTAGCATTACCAGTTACTGCTACCCCGTTGATACCAGCCGTAGGAGCAGCACCAGCACCAGGATTACCAGCAGCATACCAAAGAGTATAGCCTCGCATGGCACCCACAGCAGCGGTGGCGATCCCTGTTTTAGTAATTGGTTTAGGGATTTGAAATCCAGCAATAGCTCCATCTAATGTTGTGATTGCCATTTTTACTTTCTTTTGTTAAGCACCTACACCTGTTAACGGAAGTCGAGTACCCTGACCTAATACTGGGTTACCTACGGTACCAGAAGCACTAAGAGTGTCATTTACATTGGTTTTAGCTAATGTTCCTATAACAAGAGGAGAACCCGATGCCGACAAACTATCATTTGTGTTTGTAAAGGAAAGGATTGCTAAAACTGTAGTTGTTCCGGTAGCAGATGAAGTATCATTTATGTTAGTAACTGCTACTGTCCCAGCTACTGCATTTCCAACAGAACCACTTGCACTTAGAGTATCGTTAATATTAGTGGTTGCTAAAGAGCCCACTACCGTTGTTGTCCCAGTAGCTGCACTGGTATCATTAGCATTGGTTTTAGCTAAAGAGGCTACAACAGTAGTAGTTCCTTGAGCAGTACTAGTATCATTTGTATTTGTTACCGCAAGTGTTCCAGAGACTGGGTTTCCTACACTTCCTGAAATACTACCAGAATCATTAGCGTTTGTTACCGCTAAAGTACCTACAATTATTGGACTACCACTTGCAGAACTTGTATCGTTAACGTTAGTTTTTGCTAATACACTTAGTACTATAGTTGTGCCTGAAGCACTTATAGTATCATTAGCATTAGTTACAGCGACTGTACCTGTGGTTCCACTACTAGTTCTTTTATTGCCTAAATAGAGTTTAAACACGGTATCATTTTAAGCGTTATGCGCTAGTTGGAATGGATAAAATAAAATCAGCCCACTCCTTCGTTGCGGTTTGGTCGATAGCCACGACAGTCACGTTGTCCGCATTCATCTCGGTACTGGACAGCGTTATCTTGACCATGACTGATCCGGTCGGCTCTACGGACGGCAGCGTCGTCAGGTTGGTAAGCGCGCCACCATCCTTGCTGACCTTGAAGTCACCCGAGGCGATGGTCGGGCTCGATTGGAAAGACTTTGGGTCGGTCGCACTGCGCAGCCCGATGTAGCAGATGAAATCTTCGCCTTTGACTGGCGGGTTATAGGGCGCGGCCACTTAGTAGATCCCCAAATTCATGGATGAGACACCACCACCAAGACCGTCATCAACCGCATCAACCCATATGGAGATCAAAGGGAATCGCGTTGTGGTTTCAGTCCATGCCCCAGCGTTCGTTCGCTGCGTCCAGTGGAAATTCTGCCCGCCAGGCATACCGTCAAGCGCAGCCGCCGATGGAGCGTCCCCGTACACAAGCCGCACATCGCTGGCGGTCGTTGGCTTGAACACCGCCCGGTAGTTGGTGTTTGCCGCCAATGTCGGCGATGTACTGAACAACGCCAAGCGGTGGCCTGTGGTGCTGTTCGTGAAGTCGGCATCTGTGACGGAATACGAGGCCAGGACCGTTGTCCCGTCAGAGTCATAGAGAATGAAGTCAGGCAGACCAGTGATCTGGCGCACCGAAGCCGACATTCCCATGACCCTGCACGGGTACGGAAGCGAGAAGATCAGCCCGATCTCGTCGGGCGTTGATCCGGTGTTGTAGGTCTGATCACTGATCGCAAGCGGATACACGCCAGGCGCACAAGCGAACGTTCCATCGTCATAGGCAACAGCGACGACCGGCGATCTCCCCTGCTTCGACCATGCGGCAGTGAAATGCGTGACGTAGGGGAACAGGTAGTCCTGAATGTTCGTAGTCGTGACGCCAACGCCGCCTGACGTGTACGCCGAGAAGTCGCAGACCACCGCGATGTTGTTGCCACGGGTCACAGCGTAGTCCGCACTCAGCTGGATGCTGAACCATCCGTTGGCCGCAGTGCCCGTGCCGCTGGCCGCGATTGAGCCATCGGGGTTTCCATCGGTGCCCAGCCCTTGCACGCTGTACCTGAGCGTATGCGTTCCCGTCACCCCTGAGAGGTGAAACCAGATCGTGCGCCAGTTGCCGGTTTTCGGCACTTGCATGATCACGCCGACCTTCTCGGCCGAAGCGTCGATGGTCAGCGTGACCGGTGCAATGCTGCTGGTTACCGGGAACAGCGAAAACGCCCTGGTCTGTAGCGTCATCAGTCGCCCCCGTTCAGACGCAGTTCATACAGCCCATGAACCCACCAGTTCCACTTGCGCGGAGGCATCATCCGATATCTCGGCAGGTAGGTCGTGGTGCGCGTCCAATTCTCAAAGTTGCGCACGGTTGTCGCCTTCATGTCAGCTAGACGTTGCTCTGCTGCAACGGTTGGCAAGCCCAACGCTTGCTTGGCCTTGATGGCGAAAGCAATAAAGCCAGCCACATCAAGTGCATGGTCCATGTTGCCACTATCCGGGCCAGCCTCGCCAATGGTCGTCCCACCTGCGATGTAGGCAGGGAACCAGAAACCCGCATACTGAGCATGAGCTTCGGTGCCTGGGTAGAAGCCGCGATTTGCAGGCACGTTCAGCCAGTCGAAATAGTCGCTGGCCTGCCGATGGACCTGAGCAGCAGACGCCGGAACCTTGGTGATAAACTCGCGCGCTGCCTGGAAGTATAGGGCTGACATCCAAGGAGAAGAGACTAGATCCTGTGGCTGAGTGCCTCCAGGGCCACCACCTTCGTGCAGCGTGTACGTGACTAGGGGAGCACCACGTCCTGCACATACTTGATCCCATTGATCGAGCATCGCTTGACCTCGCGCTAGCGCCGTAGTCTCACCACTCACAGAGTGATAACCGTTCGCCGCATTCAGGGCAACCCACAGTTCGCGCTCTGTCCACAGCCCCGATAGGTTGGCTGTGTTCGGCCAATCGCGCAACGTTGCGTCATAGACACGTTTTGCTACTGCAGCGTTGTCGGCGCGGGTGCTCCACGGATGCACATAGCTGTACTTCGTGTCGCCAAAGCCCTTCGGCGTAAAGACACCATCGGCACCAACGCGAGCCTGATACCACGCTAGGTCGCTCTCGGCTTGTTGCTGCCACCGTGTATCACCCGTTAGCTCAGCAAATTTACGCCACGCCGTAGGACGGTCGAAAAGCCACGGCTCGGAAGTCGTCTCCGTGTAGTCCCACAGGCCTTGATTCGCGGTGAACTGCGCAGTGACCATGTGGCCGCCAAAATCCCAGTTGCGCGCGGCAGTTTCTGCAAAATTCTTTAAAGTGTTTAATAAAGTATCTCCAGAAACTGGTGGAGGAGGAGGAGCCGGGGGAGGAGGAACTGGGGCAGGACTAGGGGCTGGAGCAGGGACTTGTAGTGCCGCAACCTTTACCTCTAAAGCATTGACCTGTGCTTGCAGAGTTGCTAATTGTTCAAGACTAGCAGCTCCGATATCAGCAGCCTGTGTGGGGATTTCAAGAGTCTCTGAAACTACTACAGGGATTTGACGGTTAATCATTTATGGGTTACCTTCTGTAAGAACAAAACTAGTAATTGAAACAGGTTGTGTAATAACAATAGAAAGAGTAGTAAGATTCAAATCTGAGCCTGAGGTACCGCAGTTGCCGTCCATAACCACAGTTGCTGTAGAATCCACTACTCGAAACCAAGAAGCTGTACCAGTAGCATTTGCGCTAGCATCTTGTGTAATAGCCGAAGCTGTTAGAACACCAGAAGCAGCCGCACTAAACATAGGATCTGTAGCTGTTAGTTCAGCAAGAAGAGTCGTAGCAGCACCGCCAGTAGCAGGACGTGTACCATCATAAATACGAATTAAAGCGGCACCAGCACCTGCATTTGCTGCGGTGTTGATGGCGTCCATCCGAGTGTTACGTAAGGTTGTTACATAAGCAATAGCCATTATGTACCCTTCCTATATTTATTCATTTTACCAGGGATAGCACGATAAACTTGCTTCTTTAAATCTTCTTTCGAACGACTTACAAAAACAATTTCATCTACTACTCCACCCATGTAACTATTTAAACGAAGAGTGGCTTTATAACCATGTTCTTTAGATTCTTCATTAATAATTTCCCAATATACACTGTAATCACTTCGTTGATAATCAGACACCTTAGGGGCAGTAGTATCTTTAAAGCTAGATACTTCTTTGTTAATAATTTGTTCAGGAACATTAAATTCCGTAGGATTAGAAAATAGATTTTTAAGCCATTGAAACATTAGGAAGCCACCGGAATTTCTACATAGAGGACATGTACGCCAGCAGCGGTAGCAGCCGAGGTCGTAACCTGCAATGCAGCACCAGCAGCGGTTTCACACCAACCATGTTCGTTATAGGGAAGAACAACACCGCCATTGGCACCTAGAGGAAACACAGCAGTAATATCTGTAGTTGCTGATTCTAGGTTTACGTTGTTCGCTAGGGTTGTCACTACAGCTAAACCTACGACGCGATACTTTTTGTTAGCAACAGCCGCCACTAGTTGAGTAGTAGTGGCTGTGCTAGGATTCGCGATAACAGATTTGACTGGAGTAACAAGAGGGGAAGTTCTTGTTACGTTAGTCATGATTAACCGCGTTCTGCGTTAGAACCGTTGAACACGATGAAGTTAATGACATCAGCCGTAGTGTCTGCAGTGGCAGCGTCTAGGTTGGTCATAGTGATATTGAATGAGCCGTTAGCAACTGCGCTGACATAAACCTGTGGTAAACCAGTACCGACAGCTTGTAGAGCAACAACAGGGACAGAAGCCACATTACAGAATGAATTGGTTACAGTGAAAGTAGCTTCAGCGCCAGCGGCAAGAGAAGCAGCGTTCATTGTGATTTGCCCAGCAGGGGCATTAATAGTTACACCAGTAGCACGGCTAGTAGCCTGAGTTACTGTAGCACCGCGGCGGATGCGAATAGGACCGTCAAAAGTAGTACGTGCCATTTTAAATTCCTTTAGTCATATACGACAAATCTTACTATCTGTATATCGTCTGCTAGGGCAGTTAGTAAGAATATTTCCCTAGAAAGAAAGGGGAAGGGCCGAAACCCTCCCCCAAACCATTAGACACCTGGGCTAGCGTAGATGCCGCGTGGATCGGTCCAGCCGAAGCTGTAACGAGCACGAGCCTTATACTTAGCGTTTTCGGTATCCCAATCTTCGTCCATAGTGAACTCGTCACCATTGCGCTCGAAGTACTTCAGACCGTTCTTGACATCGGTGAGGATGAACCAAGCATCGGTATCTGTGAGATAGTGATTGACCACAACCTCAGGAATCATACCCATAGTCTTGATGGCGTTTAGAGTGTTATCAGCACTGTAAACTTGACCATCGGTCTTTAGGATACGATGAGCTTCGAACATCAGCTCTTTCGGAATTACCAGCTTGCGAGGACGAACAGCGATCTTGAGACCACGGTCGTTCTTGAAGTCAGCAATGTCAATACAAGCTTGTTCTAGAGCGGCTTCTGAAAGGTCGATTGCAGTAGCAACACCGTTGGTATAAGTGCCACCAGCAACGTTGGGATGGGAGGGAGAGCCACCACCGCCAGCAGAAGCGATGAGAGAAGCACCGTCACCACCAAGATAGTTGGTGCTGAAAGCGCGGTTGAAGATGTTAGCCGCAACAATCTCTTTGGTTTGACGCATAGAGAAAGCTAGCGATTGGGCCTTCAGTTTACCAACTACATCGTACTGGTCGTCATCAAACGCTTCACGAGTGATGATGAAACCCAGTGCGTACACAACGTGCTGGTAGCGGCTAGTGAAGCCTTGACGAGCAGCGTCATAAGTAACTGGTGAACCTT